ATATCGTCTTTCCGGCGTTCATGGGCGGGCCCTCCCCGGAAAAGGGTCCGGGAAATCGCGGCCAACTTCAAATCGACACCACGCAAAAACGCCTGAAAGCCATTTCTTTTCAGATGCCTACCGAAGGCTCGTTCGCCATCAACCGGACAGTAGTGATTTTAAATGGTTTATGTAAAGGGGAGTGTGAAGTTCGGCTTAGATCTCCTTGACGGTGCAACTACCCCTGACACCGACCAGATTTCGGGACATCAGGGCACACCAACCGAAATCGGGACAGGTGTGAGAGTCGCAGCAAGAGGATAGTCTTGATTCCAGTCGTCGCCCAAGTGGTTTCCAATGTTCCACCAATATGTCTTCTGCATAACAGAATAGTTGTCTGTGATTGCATTCCCGCGGCCGATAACTGTACTCCCATAGGGGTAGAATATTCCGCACAAACTGGGCGCATTTTCGAGAGCGCGTGGCAGCGTCACCAACAAATGGGTCGAATCGACGCGCTGGCAGGCGATCGCCTCCACCAACACCCCTGATCTACCTATGATCCCACCATCCATCACCGCAAAGCCCTTCCCACTCCCTGCCTGTCGAGGCAACACCAGATCGGTGCCTCCGTCATGCTGGATCGTCAAAAGAATCTGTGTGGCAGATTGCAAGTGAGCATGCACGATAGTGGGACCTTTGCCCGTCGGAATCAATTCCCGGAGCTCTTGTAGTGAGTTATCGTCGAAGGTCCCGACAATCGCCCGTCCCACTACCAGCGCAGCCAACCTAGCAAATCGGCGATTGTCATCGCCATCGCGATGGGCAAAATCACCACCTGAGGCGAACCCGGTGGTCTCATTCCAGGCACTGCCTCTGGCATTACTGTCGGCAGTCTGTCGGTTGCCGACAACCACGTTCACAGCCGGATCATCGGCAAGTAGCGACACCGCCCGCCGGTGCATGTCGGTTCCGTCTGGCGTTCCGTATGGAATTGCACTCCACAACACCAGAGGAAGCTCTCGAGCCGTTTTGCCAACCATCGACCGCTCCAACTGAACCAGGCGCCGAATAGCCTGCGTGAACCGCGCCAATTCGCCGCTGCTGCGAAGGGTATCCGTCTCATTCCACGGCCAAACAATGGCGCAAATATCCTCTCTATCTTCCAATGGAAGTGCCAGCAATGCTTGCTGTAGTGCTTCGCCATCTGAGCCGAGGTCCCAAGTCATCGGATCGGACCCGTCTCCGGGGTCCTGCAAGAAGCTTCCTGGATACGCACCATTTGCGACGGGGTAGATTCCATGGCCGCTCTGCATGGTGTAGCTCGACATGGATCCCGTACTGGCTATCACATTGTACGCAAGAGCTCCTGCATACCAGGCTACTCCCTGCGCCAGCAACAACGCCGCACCATCGTTCAAGGCATAATTAATAGCGTTGGATTGGCCATTTACCAATAGGCTGATCCCTCTCCGCCGTCCTCGAACCCATCGAGACGCGTGAGAAAGCACCAAACCCACTTCGGAGTCGGGCAACGCAACCGACCAGCACGCTGCTTCATGCAGCCAACATTGGGCAGCGCCTTCAGGTTGCCCACTGTGAAGCAGCAGCGTGCCTCCCCCCCCCGATTCCGGCAGCGAGACCGAAACACCTATTGCAACCTGCAAGTCATCCAACCACACGTCCAAGCCAGAGCCTACCGAGTAACGAATAATCAACGAATGGGTATGGCGCCGTTCCATAACTCCGCTCAACACCAATGGACTCAGGCTCGGCAACAGCACCAAACGCCGCGTCCCACCCGAACTGTCAACCTGGACAATGGCCACACCATCCTGAGACAGTAGAGTGATCGGTAACTGATCGAAGCCCGATCCTTGTCGCCAATTGGGCCGCGACCAAACGATGTACCACGTCCAAGACGTGGAAGCCGAAACGACACTAACATCGGTCCTAAACCCAAAATCGGGATCCAGGACAGGGACCGCTTGGCCTGGCCCCCCGCTCATCCTCCCGACGCCACCCAAAACCCCCGACAGGTGGGATCGGATGATGCCACACTTCACACCCGGCTCGACCGAATAGGGATGCAAACCGCCTCCAGAATCCGACCTGTCTGCCACCCCAGCGACCTGTCCCGACCAACGTGCCAAAAAAGCCCCATCCGGACCGATCACGAATTCAGGTCTGGAAGCATCCCACCACCCAACTAGTGCCCCTGTCGCCGTAAGATCGACACCGCCGGTATTGATCCCTCCTTCGTCGCCAATCGGCCTGCTCAATGCCTCGCAAAGTGCTACATGCCCCGCTCCCAGGTCGAAAGGTACGCCCGGTTGGAAGAAGAACACACTCATCTAGACAACGGTAAACGATGTGGGATGTGCAACAGACGCGCTACCATCCAATCCCTGTACCCACGCATACCACGTTCCGAAAGTACTGGGCGTAGGTACATAAGCTGCCCAGAAGTCTGTATTAACATGTGTGCCAACGGTCCACGTGATCGGTGCCACCAGCGATGATGTCGAAAAGCCAAACCGGACGGACGCATCCGCTGGCTGCACTCTTGCGTTAACACCTATGGACCCGACTCCGCTACTATAAGATCCAACAGGCACTAGATTCCAGACGATTAAAGCAACCGCGCCGGCTTGCGGGAACGTTGTCGCCACAATTCCTTCCGTCGGCAGACCAGCCCCGCCCTCATTCATCGCGTACACTCGGAATTCAAAGCCTGTGGCTGGAGTCAAATCATTCACCACCAATGCCGTTGCCGAAATACTCGGTATACTATGGCTCCAGGTTCCGGATCCGCTTACGCGGTACTGCAACGTATAACTTGTAGCCTGACCACCTGACAGTGGCGCCAACCAGCTTACGGAAACGCTATTGCTGGACTGCGGCGTAGCAAGAAGACCCAGAACAACTCCAGGTGCCAATTGCCCAGCCGGGATGGATACGTTCAATATACTGGACAATGCACCACGCCCAATCATGTTGCTTGCTGCAACTGCAATATCATAGGACAAACCGGGCAGAAGACCTACAATCAAAAAATCGGTTCCGCTAATACCATCCCCTCGTATGGTCCAATCAGCTGTCCCGACTTGCCTTGTCAATAGTGTATATCCCAAGACGGACCCGCCGGAGACAGGTGCGTCCCAGGCAACTGACACACTATTAGTGGAAACGTCAATATGCCTTAGGTTGCTGACGGCACCTGGCACAACATCGCCTGCAAGACCTCCAAAGCCCGAAGCGTACACAATCGTACCCCGCGAACAACTGAAGCTCCGAACTATCGCTGCCGTGCCAGCAGGTATTGTGCCGACCCCGGATGCTGTCACCATCGGGTAGGCCAACGACACATCTCCGGGGCCGAGATTGATGATCTCACAATGGAAGCCACTACCGAGGTTTATCAATATCGGGCTGATCGTAATCGCCGCAGTGCAAACGAGAATGCAACCATTATGAACGGTCGCATCCAATGTCGTGTTCCCCATTAATTCGACAATCGGAGGTCGTACTGAAGCAAGTTTTCCAGAGATCCACTGCCATACAGCGGCTAGGCTTTGGCGCGCCATGACATTGCCACCCTGCGCCACCAGAATACAGTCCCCATCCGCGGCATCGCCGGCAGGCTGCAGTTGACTTACGGTGCGGCCATTTAAAAATTGGCTATAGGTGACTGCCTTAAGAGATCCCTCATGCAACACTGGCAACAAATCATCCATTCCGACGCTAGTCACCCTTGCCATAGCGGTAACGTCGATAGGCCAGTTCGGTGAACTCCCCGCGCCCGTCCCCTCCGGCCAAATGGCAGAAATCACCCCGGACGGATCAATCTGGATATGGTCACCAGCAGAGTACACCGCGCACACTGCGTCAGCCGTCACCGCCTTCAAACGACCGTCCTCGACGGCGATCAAGCGACCGTTGGGTGACACCGATTCTACGGTCTCCAGGGACTGGAATATGCCATCGCCAACGTCCAGCGTACCGTCATTCAGGGCCAAGCCGCGGCCCAGCGTAATTGCCTCGGGACCGCCCGCTCCAAAACTTCGACGCCCTAGTAGAGTCCCTGCTGAAGCTAGAATCGCGGGTTGCGTCCCTGCCAGCAAATTCCCAACGGAGACAGCCCTAACAACACCGGATTGACTGACCGGAACCGCGTCTGATGCGGCAATTTTTGCTGCCGTTGGTAGTTGCGAAATCATAGGCATTTGAGGGGCCTTTCAATTGGATGATGCTGGAACAGGTGGCTATATGGTCTACGCAGTTACCTGCGAGCCACTGCACACCGAGACCCAGCGGATACCATCGAAGAACACTTCAACCCCTGTTCCTGCAGCGGCACCTTCACTTGGCTTGCGGCCATTCGAAGCAAATGCCTTTGCACCGGCAGTCACTGACGTCGGCAGACTTGCAACCAGATAAGAGGGAAGAACCGGTGGCGCACTAAACCGGGGGCTTACAGCATTGGTCCTGAACACCTCACGCCAAGAGCTTACACCATCCGACACGATATGATAACGATCATGCTGCCTCAGCACCACGGGAGATACATCAATGCCTTCCCCTGCTGTCGGGGCGATAGCGACCGCGACCGCCCCCAGCGTGGAAAAAGTATATCCAGTTCCGGCAGCAACCAATCTTGCAGATGGAAGATTGACAGTATAACTCCCCGAGCCCACCAAAAAGATAATATTTCCTACGAGATATGGTAGCAGCGTAAGATTGCCGGATGCAACGTTCTGCCACCCGACCGTGATACCCTTACCGATAACCTGAGACGACGCGCCCTGGTACCAGCGCAACGCACCGACCACACTGTCGTACGCAAGTCGAGCCGAGCCAGTAGCCTCAAACGCAATTGCATGTCCTGCGGCTAGCCGGATCGCGGTTGCGCCCGCCAATTGGGTAGCATAGGTCGTATCAAATAATGACTTGGAGAAAGGCACACCAAGCACAAAGGCGCGCTGAACTTGACCGACATGCCCAGAAAATAAGCTGACCTGTAGCACAGATCCGAGTTCGACCGGCTCCCCCGTCGTATCAGCCTGCCCGATTACGAGAGACTGTATGGTCCGGTTATTTGCATCATCGGCACCATTTCCCATCCAGTCCATCTCAACAACGAGGCTGGCCCCGGTCGCACTCGATGGCTTGTTTGAATGGTCCCTATATTCTAAACAGGCTGCCCACATTTCTGGCTGCGGCAACAACGGTGCACCATTTGAATCAGTGGCAGCAGCCGCCCTTATTGATTGGATATACCGTGCAACATGTTGAGCTGGAGGCGCGCCCGCTGGACTCTGGATACCGGCCCAAACCAGTCGATCCAGCCCCGACCATACAAAGTTACCAGGACTGTTGTATATTATAGTATCAGTTCTGGAGTTACTTATTACGTCTGGCGGCCCCCCGCTGTGGTTCACAAGGTACGAGACATGAAAGGTACTAAGATCCGTAGCGGTCGATCCCGCCTGTGACACAACCAAACCGCGTCCCGAATGTCCCGACACCACGCCAGGCAGCGATACAGCCGCCGGTCCCCAACCATCGGGAATGCAGTCACCAAGCGGCACCCCGCTCGGCAAAACTGTACCATCCACGATCCACTTGACCCGCTTCGTCACGGGGATCCCCCATGCTCCAGGCGCCTCAATATTAGCAGTTCCATTCGGGACATAAATCGCGCTGCCTGCCGCCGCCGCCTGGTAGGCGGCCTTAAATGCAGCGGTATCATCTACAATGCCGTCCAATTTCGCATTGTACGGAGGCAATTTGACATTTATGACGCCGTCTCGGCCCGGATTTGCGTCAACATAGCCTTTCGAAATAGCGTGCAGGGGAGAGGACGCTGGCTCACCAAGGGTCAACGCTCCCGCTAGCGTTCCACCCGTGAGCGACAACTTGGCCGAAGATTGGCTATCAACATAAGCCTTCGTCGTTGCGTGCTGAGACCCCGTTGGCACACTCAATAGTGTTAAACTACCCGACACCGTCCCGCCAGAGATTGGCAGGTTCAAGCTAGACAACGTGTCGACATAGCCCTTTGTCGCTGCGTGAGGTGATGCGGTTGGATCGCCACTCAGTGTCAGTGGTCCGGACAGAGTTCCCCCAGTCCTCGCCAGGACCAATTGCACTTTACCATCCACATAGCTTTTGGTGGTAGCGTGCGCGTTGCCAGTTGGGTCGCCAGCCAACGCTAAGGGGCCTGACAGGGTATCGCCGGATCTAAGTACCCGACCGTCAACATACTGTTTCGTCGCAGCCTCGCGCGCCGTTGCAGGATCTGCCGCCAGGACCAACGGACCACTAAGAGTATCTCCGACCCGAGCCACCCGTTCATCCGCGTATTGCTTTGTCGCAGGATGCATCGTCGCTGTCGGTGCCGCACTCAGGAAAAGCGCGCCCCTCATCGTTCCTCCTGCTAGAGGAAGAGCGCCTACTGCCTGAGTATCGACATAGCGCTTTGTGGCGGCATGAACATCGGCGACCGGATCTTCTGATAGATTGAGGTACCCACTCATCGTATCTCCGCTGCGAAGAAGCCGTCTGTCAACGTATTGTTTGGTAGTCCCCTGCATAGCCGCCACCGGATCTGCACTTAGATTGAGTGGTCCGGACAGTGTACCGCCAGTACGGAGGAACGCGTTGGCGGACACAGAATCGACGTAGCTTTTAGTCGCAGCATGCATGGCACCTGTCGGCGCCAATTGTAGTGTGAGCGGCCCGGACAAAACCCCACCGCTTGCGGGCAGTGCCCCATCAAACAGCGCATCGACATAATGCTTGGTCGCTGCCTGCTCAGGCTGGGTCGGATCGCCGGCCAGCTCTAATGCCCCTGTAACAGTCCCGCCGTCACGCATGAGGAACCTAGATACCAAGTCTGCTAATTTCGTGGGCGTCGGTTGGCCAGTGGGCGTGACTAACGTCTGAGAGACATCAATGTTTGGAACAGAAGGAATTCCGCTCAAAAACTGTCTATATGTCACGGCAGTATTGCGTCCCCCCTGCCCGACCCCCACGAGGTCTCCACTCGCCGGAACGACTCCCGCGTCCTGAGTTGCCAAGGCGAACGGGCTCGCTGACGCCGATAAAGTGCCGCTGGACAGGACTAAATTGTCACCGACCGCGATAACCTCTGGCGCCCCAATGCCCTTGCTCGTGCGGCCGAGCAAACTACCACTCGGTGCGGATAACTGTGGTTGCACACCAGCAAGCATCTGCGCTCGTGTAGCCTTGCGTGTCGTTCCGCCTTGGCTGACGATCAGCTCATCGGAATCCGACGCTGCGGTCGCAGGCGCGAGTTGGGATATAGTTGGCATTCTAACGGGGCTCCGGCAGGTCGGACAATAATTGGGGCAAAACGCCCAGGGCTAAAGCGCTTTTGCGCAACCTGATGACTTCACTTAGTTGAATCTCACGCGGAAAGTAACGGATTGCCCGAATGATCCGTAAGCATCAACCCCTCTGAAGTCTGAATAGCATTTTGTAATACAGAAGGCGTAGACAAAGCCATGACGGGTAGAAGAATACTGCGATTTACGGATCGGCCGCTGGTAGTTGTGATTGAAATTGTGATCGTGTAAACACGTCCAGGCTGGCCGCCCGCCACCCAAACGATCGCACGCGGCCCATCAGCCGTGACTTGAGTGATCTCCACGTCCCCGGCCTCATTCGGTCGTGCCATAACATCGAGAGTAGCTATCCCGTCCCCGTCATTTCCAATGACAGCCGGTGAAATATCAAACTGATAGTCTAAAACATCGTCCGGATCCTTCGCGGGCCAGTTGAGGGGTGCCGGAGCGGCGAATGTGGCCCCCCTCGGGACAGGCACGAACGAATCCAGGACGACGACTCGACTATCGCTGGGCTTCCAAATGTGCGCGGCGACAGTGGACATGCAATATATTTCCTACCAATTCAAAAACGATGTGTGGTTTTCGACTGTGATATGTTGTCGGCTTGCTACACTCTGGCGTAGTTCATCGCGTCCGAGCGATGGAACGCCTACCACCTAACCACAACCAGCCCGGCCGCACCTGCTGCTCCGTCGTACCGGGTAAGGCCATCCGCTCCAGTGCCCGGACCGGATGCACCCCCACCCGGAAAGACCCCCGATACACCCGTTGTGCCGCTATTTTGGCTCCCCCCCATGGGGGCGCCCCCCCCCATCCCACCATTGTTCAACATGCCGACCTGCCCCGCCGACCCGCCCAAATTGACGTCACCGCCGACGCCGACGCCCGGAGGCGTTGCACCAAATGTGGGAAACGAGTGGCTAGCCAGATAATTCAGAGCACCGCCAGTTGCGGTCACATACGTGCCGAAGCTGGAATTTCCGCCCCCACTGGGCTGTACGCCGCTCACCAAACCGGCATCGCCACCCCGGCCGACGGCAACCTCCACAAGCTGTCCCGGCGTCAAACCGGTGACACGCTTTCGTGCATAACCACCGCCAGACCCACCGCCGCTTGGCATAGCAGGTGCTGATGGAAATGTTCCCGACCCGCCTCCCCACAGCTCTACTTCAACCTGGGTTACGCCAGATGGCACTACAAAGACTCCGGAAACGGTAAAGGTTTTCACGCCGGTACCGAACCCAGGTCGCAAGGTTGGCAGTTTTATATCAAGAAACGGAGCTGCTGGCAGGATCTTGATCGCGGCCTGATCGATCGAACTTTGACCATATGATACCGTAATCACGTGTAGGCCTATCCAACCATTATCGATCGGCGGCGTGGTCTGGACTCCAGTATTGGCAGAAATTCCCGCCTTTAATTGAAGCTGAACCCTCTGCTCCCGAATTGTATTTTGAGGTAGGCCCGAATTCGATGGGCCGCTGTACGGCTGGCTCGGGTTACTCGCATTGTAGTATGGTAAGACGACAGGTCTTGTGTCAGCCTCTTGGAAGGCTGCTTGAATGAGGTAGTTGATCGATTGCCCAGACGCGGTCGGTGGCGTCAGAACAAACGAAGTCGAGTTCAGGTTTACGCCAATCTTGACAATGGTATTGGCCACATTAGGAGGGAGAGAACCATATTCCAACGCGTCGACCATACCAAATTGCGTGATGCAACCTGGCCCTACACTCACCGCGAGCGAAGCCGGAGTAGTGGGTGAGCATTTGAGCCCATCAACCACTGGGTCCGTTCCCAGAATAGCTTGCGCCAGAGACCCAATCACGATCATCGAATTACGATTGATTGATAGCAGATCCGTATCTAGCGGTATGCTTCCGGGGTATACAATTGTCCTATCCATCATATCCTCTTCTGATCATGTGGCATTTGCTAACCCATGATCCTTGTCCATGCGACACCGCACGTCGGCAATGCGTTGGCAACCGTTTCGTTAATGTCGTTGTCAGTCACCATACCTTGAAGAACAGTCAGGTCGGCATAGGACGAATGGCCATTGCTGTATCCACCGCCACCCCATCCCGCACCGTTCAATCCACCTTCTCGCACCGGCCTGAACGCGGTGACAAAAACCTGAAGCGGAAGGCTGAGATTGCCCCAACCTCCCATCATACCATACGCGAAGGCGTACACGCCAAGATTGCCCGCAGAGGTGGTAAAGCCATAGCCGCCGGTATCCCCGGTGTGACCTGGCTCAAAGATTATCGGGGTGCGACCTGTGAGGTCCTCGAGAGCCCGGGTCACACCCTGCCGAGTAGCCCTTTCTCGAAACAACTCCCTGCTCACTAGGCCCCGGAAGGACGCGTCGCTCTGCCGATAGCGTCGCTTGATGCGTCGTCCGAAGAAATCAGTTGCAATGAGATCAAGCCATCCGTCTGTCGCTGTGGCTAGACGCGTCTGCTTTTTTGAGTAACAGACCATCTGATAAAGACCAACCCAGGGGTCCGCGAGCGCGCCTAACAGCGTATCCAGTACTGGGGTGTCGGAATCGAACCACCCCGGAGGCATGACATCCCGGAAACGCGCTGCAATATTGTCCCGATCTCCGATCATCTCAAATGATCGCAATCAGGCCGGCTTTGACGATGCCACGATCGGACACCACCAAATCATGGTTCAGTCCATTTAACGTAATGCTACTGACGTTGCCCACTTTCGCACTCGCCTGATATATAATCTGGGCGACGCGTGTGACCGACAATCCGGCACCGACCGGAAGGCCATTGACGAATCTCTCGATCGCATAAACTAGTTCCACCCGTATCTCGCTAAGTTGAACCCCCGCGATTAGGTCAACATGTACCGTGATATCAACGGGTTGTACAGACGGAGGTCGCACTGAAAATCGAGCTCCAATCGGGCGCACGGCATCCACGGCTTGGGCTATAAGCGCGAGCAAAGGTGACGGTGGCGTGCCGCTCCCATCGTCTACAGTTACGACGAAGGTTCCGAGCTGCGGATGACCTGCGGCATCCACATTCTCATGTACGACGAAACTAAGTCCTTGCCTGACACTCGACACGGCAAACCCTATGGCGTCGGCCGTTGCCCGGCTCCGGCTATTAACATAAACTAAAAAGCGACTTCGAAGAGACTCGTCGGACTCTGCTTCAATTCCTCCAACCAAGGAATAGGGGTTAGAAACTTCGTCAATGCCGACAATGGATGAAGCCAATAGCGTAATCATACCGGCCTGAACGTTGCCAGAAGGCCCCGAAGTTAGGGCGGAAATTGGCACAGCCAATTGATCAATGCCGATCGGAAGAACGTAGGCGCTCTCCGCGTTCGACCAATCTCGATTTGTCGTGTCGGCTACCACCTCGAACGTAAGACTGCCGTCGGACGACTTAACCCGCACACCAGCAGGTATCGTTACGATATTCGTGGCTACGTACCGAGAGAAAACCACTGTTCCGACGGCTTGGCTCGCGGGCAATCGACTTAGTCCGAAATCTTGCACCCAGGAGTCCAGATCATCTGCGGAACATGTAGCGGCTCGCGTCGTCTCCAACATCTGGGTAATCAGGAATTGGATCCATAGGGCAACCGACGCGTTCGCCTCGAGGATCGAGCGCAGAACGGAACCTGGCGAAAGATCCAGGAGCTTGATGACGGAACTTTGAAGGACAGCTGACATATCCTGCATCAGCTGGGAGAAACTTCGGATCGGCAACTGCATCTTATAGTCTCATTGGCAAGGTTGTCATCTGCTCCCGACCGCTCTGAGCGTTCCGGTACCTGATCTCCACAATCATCGTCCCGGGAGAGCCCGAATTCGCAGGTCGTACGTTGATGGAGGGCGCGGGCTCCCGAGAGACAGACGATTCAAGGAGGAGTTGCATCGCCACGATGGCCTGTATACGGCGCCGATCGGCTGGCCGTCCGACCAGACCGCCCAGACCTGCTCCAAATGAAAGCTGCCAGATATACTGGCCAGGACCGGTTAACAGTCGCCTCAATATTCTTTGGGTCGTCACTTCATCAACTCCGCCCACACGAATATCGCCTGTCGGACCGACCTCGAGATCGCCTCCCCAACGATGGGTAGCGTCGGTCATGGTACCGGATCTTGCGGCGTTGGATAGGAAGTCAAACCATTGCCGGCGCCCGTATGTCGGTGATGGTTATATGTGTGGCGAAGGCCACTAAGCGGTCCCTCGTGATCGAAGACCTCTCCATCTACATGCAGGTCGCCTCTAATGCGGATCGAACCATCATTCGTGAGTTTCAGATGACTGCCGGATTTGTGAACCAACCAAAGTTCTCCCACAGGTACCGCGGGAGGCCGATTGGAATCAGAAAAGGCTCGTCCAACGATCACCCCGTGCTCAGATAAGCCTTCCTGAGCCACCACCAGCACCTGATCACCCGGGCTCGGCGGGCAGAACATGCCCCATCCGGCCCCCGTCCATGACGAAAGAACAGGCAGCCACCCTGACAATACCCCATCAGGTTGCAACAGAACACGGGCAGTCGCGTTGTCGATATTTACCGACGTCACAGTACCAAATCTCGGCTGGGCCGATCGCAGGTCCAACCGGCTGGCCCGAAGTTTAAGCGCATTCACAAGGCGGTCCATAATCTTCACCTATCGGATTGTAGGCATTGCAGCGTGGCCGTCGTCAGACTGCCGTGCACGAACCCTCTGCACATACCCCGAGACAGGTCCAAATAGACGATCAACCGACTCTATGTCGTAGCGTTGGTCAAAGGCGGAGCCGGTTCCCGAAAGGGATATCCCGCAGCGGGGTGTCATTTCCAGCTCCCCAGGCATTTCCAGTTCGATAGTCCGACGATGTTGCCTAAGCTCCTGGCTCATCATTCGTTTCATTCTGATAATATCATCTGGCCGTAAGTTTGGAGCCATAATCATGGTCGTTGGTCGCGCGGTTCCCTGGGAATTGAGAGAATTCTGGAAGAAAGATGCCGGCATAGCAGCGAGGTCATTACCAAGCGACCGTTGCAGTTGCGAGTTCCAGGACCGAACCGACACATCCGAGTCCGCTGGCGTAGCTAGAGACCGTTCTAATCTCAGGTCGATTACGTCTTTCCCAGTGATCGCAAATATCCTGCTGTGCGCCCCCCCGGGGGGACCAAAATGCAAGGTCTTGCCCTTGACATAGACATCGAAACCCTCCCGACGCGCAAGATGAACGATGAGATCCCAGTCCGTCATATTGTTCGAGTGGTGCCCTATCAGCATTTCGGCGTTACCGCCTCCGTAAAAGCGGCCGATCAGGTCGTTCGTAGGACGTACGTCTGGAACCAGTCCACTACGCCGCGCTATGAGACTTACAATCTCCCCAGCATTCAAGTTCGCAAAGGCGGTTCGCGAGCACGAGCCGACCAACGAAGCCGAATGGTCCCGTCCCTCTATCCGGATTATTCGGTGGATTGGATCGATAACGACGGAGTCGACGCGACCTTCTATCAGGCTGCGGTAGTCGTCTCGTGGCTGTAGGCGGCACTGAATGTCAATTTCGCATCCCTCAACCGATGCCCAATAAGCCATGGAGGGCGTCTGCTCCCCTGCATATGTAAAGCTTGCGTGGAACCAATCGGCACTGTAATAATTAGTTGACATCACACGCACGTCGATGGCGCCAGTCGCTACCTGACCATCGACAACCACTTTCGGGCGGGGAACGCGCGTCGCAGCGCTCTCGTCATCGGCCACTCCCGAGCCCCCGGTCGTCCGACGTATCCGGGATCTGCAACCGAACCATCCCGGTGATCATCGGATCCTGCAGACCGTTCAGAAGAGCTATTGCGGTCCACTGGGTTGGGTCCGACAAATAATCCGCAGCAATCTGAAAAAGATTGCCACCTGCAACTGTAATTTCCCGCATCTATTGTCTTCCAGATATGAGGCGCGCCAAAGCGCGGCGGGTATATGCTCGCGCTGTCGTCAGAATTGCCATGGCTCTAGTCGAGCCAACCATTAGACCAAGCCTATCAACGGCCGGACTGACAAGATCAAATCCTAAACGATTGGATGCGGTTCCATCTTGCTCGGCGGCAATCAGACGGACACCGATTTGACCATCTAGTTCCGAGAGCGCTGAGACCGCGGCCAGGTGAGCCTGCGAGTTTCGCGCCGGAATACCCGCCTGAGCCAAGGTTGTCGCAATGTCGACATACTTCAACCTACCGGACAGAAATAGCGAAGCCGCCTGCTTTAGATCTTCAATAATGGCGTCCGCGACCGATGGGAGGACGCTGGAGTCGACCGGCTTACCCGGTGGCGAAATTACGCAACTCAACCGATAAGGGATCCACCGGTCTGACTTATAGTCGGCACTGAATTCTTTGACGACTACCAAAAAATAATAAGCGTCCCAGGCCAGGGGGATCACCCTACCCGAGCTGCAAAGCGCCGCAAGCTGAGATGCCCGTTCAATGGCGTCGGTTCCAAATAGCGCGCCTGAAAACTCAATGTCGGCGTCGTCGTTCCCTAGTGCATCGATCACCCTTCCCCCGCCGCCCAAACGATGGATCGCGATCCGCTGACTGCCTCCAAATTGAATTGTTGGCGGTATTTCGAAATCCCGAAAGGTAATATCACCTAGAATCACGAACGATATGTCCTTAAATTTCTGGTGGACTGTTGGCGCTCGATGGCCAATATTCTTGC